ATGATAGATTAAGATTCTTTACTGGTGGTGCAGAGTTTATGAGATTTACTGAAGATAGTTCAGACACTATAAACTTATATAAAGATACCACATTCGCCAGTTCTGCTTCTATGGCATCATTAGAAATTACTGGTGAGGCAGGACACATTAGTGGTAGTCAATCAACATTAAAAGGATTTAAACAAGCTAACATTACATCTGGTTCATTTGATTATATGAATGTTACTGGAAATGTAACAGCTTCGTCTCTTGAAACAAGTGGTGATGTAATCGCATTCGGTTCATCAGACGAAAGACTTAAAGACAACATTACACCAATCACAGAACCATTATGGAAATTAAATCAAATTGGTGGTTATACATTTGACTGGAACGATAAACAAGATACATACGAAGGACACGACGTGGGTGTTGTCGCTCAAGAAATACATAAAGTATTACCAGAAGTTGTAGCAGAAAGAAGTAATGGATACTTAGGTGTTAAGTATGAAAAGATAGTTCCATTATTGATTGAATCTATAAAAGAATTAGACAAAAAAATCAAACATATCGAAAAGAATTGTGATTGTTTGAATAATTAGTTTGATATTTATTATTAGTAAAAATAGGAGTTATAATGGCAAAAAAATCAAAACAAATTAAATTTACAAAAGAAGAGCTTAGTGGAATTAGAGAAGTTCGTAATAGTTATAATAATATTACGACAAATTTCGGTAATCTTGAAGTTCAAAGAATAAAAGCTGAACAAAGATTAGATGCGATTGAACAACAAAAAGTCATAGCAGAAAACGAATATAATCAAGTAATTCAACAAGAAGTAGAACTTCTTAACAATTTAAATGAAAAATATGGTCAAGGCACATTAGATTTAGAACAAGGTATATTTACACCAGCTGAGTAAAAAAAATAATGGTCCAAAACCACATTTTGAGTTTTTAAATTGATATTTATACTTACGATATAACCTAATTAGGAGAAACATAATGGCTGAAAGAATAGTCAGTCCAGGCGTATTTACCAACGAAAAAGACTTATCTTTCTTACCAGAAGCTATTGGTGATATTGGAGCAGCATTAATCGGACCAACAGAAATGGGTCCTGCTTTTGTTCCAACAACCATCAGAAACTTCGGTGAGTTTGAAACAATTTTTGGTAAAGAAACCGGAGACTTTTATGTTCCTTTCACTGCGAAGCAATATCTTCGTAATGCAGGAGCATTAACAATCGTTCGTGTTTTAGGATTGGGTGGATATACAAACGACACAGTTGTACTTATTGCAAGTGGTTCAACTTATGGAGTAAGAGCATTAGCTACATTAAAACCATCAAGAGGAGCAGGAGCTTCACCATTTATTGGTGGACCAACAAGTGCTTCTATTGATAGTAACGTTAATTCAGCAAGTGCATTTACACTTAAATTAGATACTGATAATGACGGAACTCAAGAGAGTTTTAATTTATCATTTTCTACGAGTTCAGCAAATTACATTACAAATGTATTTAGTGAAAACCCACAAGATAATAGTAAACCCGTGTATGTATATACCAACTTTCAAAATACACAAAATGAAGTAGCAAGTGATGATGTAATTACATTTGCAACAGGTTCAGGTGAAAATTCAGAAAACTTTTCATTTGATTACAAAGTAGCATCAACACCAGCAATTCAATCACAATTAGTAAACGGAGCAAGAGTAGACTTATTTAAAGTCAAAACACTATCACACGGAACAAACGTAAACTCTAAATACAGAATTGGTATTTCTGATGTTAAGAGAGCAGCAGATGTAGCCGGTAGTGATTATGGTTCGTTTGCATTACAAGTGATTGTTAATAACCCAGGTCAAAACGACGACGGGACAGTTTTAGAGAACTTCTCAAATTTAAACTTTGATGAAACTTCTACAAACTACTTAGCGAGACAAATTGGTGATAAGTTTATCACTATTGACTCAGCAGGTAAATTAACATCAAATGGTGATTACCCAAACAACTCTAAATACATTAGAGTTTCAGATATAAGTAATCTACCAAATGTTTCAAAAGAATTAGTACCTATGGGATTTGGTGCGGTATCATTACCAAATTCTACAACACTTGGAACACCAAGTGGTAGTGTACACGCAGCAGCATACCCAACTGCTTCTTTTGTAACAGGACAAACTAACAATCGTGGTTCATTTAGTTCAAATGCATACTATGGATTTGACTTTTTAAACAAAGACAACCAAGCATACTTGAAACCACTTCCAACAGGAGTGGGAGCAGGAAGTAATGTAACAATGAGTTTAGAAAATNNNTNAGGNANTGCNGACGCATCTACATTAGGTAGCACATATGCAGACGGCACTACATTGATTTCTTTAACAAATTCAGCATTAGGACAAAGAAAGTTCGTAGTTCCTTTCCAAGAAGGATTTGACGGACAAAACCCAGCAACGGATATTAAATCCGGAACTGATATTGTTGGAAACAACACACAAGGATTTGATTTAAGTTCAGCAACAGCAACAGGTTCAATAGCATTTAAACGAGCAATCGATGCAATTTCAAATCCAGATGAATACGATATTAACTTATTAGCACTTCCAGGTGTTATTCACTCAATTCACTCAAGTGTAACTAATCACGCAATTGATAAGATTGAATCAAGAGCAGATGCCTTCTTTATTATGGACGGCTCTCATTATTCAGCTTCTATTCAAACTGCGATAAATGATATTCAAACCTTAGATAGTAATTATGTAGCAACATATTATCCTTGGGTTAAAGTGATTGACGAAGTGAAAAACAAACCTACTTGGGTTCCACCTTCAGTAGTTCTACCAGGTGTATATGCACAAAATGATAGAATTGGACAAGAGTGGTTCGCACCAGCAGGATTGAATCGTGGTGGTTTAACAGAAGTAACAGAAGCTAAAACAAGACTAACGAACTTGGAAAGAGATGATTTATACGAAAATCGTATTAATCCTATCGCAACTTTCCCAGGTCAAGGTGTAGTAGTGTTTGGTCAGAAAACACTTCAAGGTAAACCAAGTGCATTAGATAGAGTTAATGTTAGAAGATTGTTAATTAATTTGAGAAAATTCATAGCAAGTTCTTCAAGATTCTTAGTGTTTGAACAAAATACAGCAGCTTTAAGAAACAGATTCTTAAATATTGTGAATCCATATATGGAACAAGTTCAAGCAAATGCAGGACTATCAGCGTTTAGGATTGTAATGGATGATTCAAACAACACACCAGATGTTGTAGATAGAAACCAATTAGTTGGTCAAATCTTTATCCAACCAACCAGAACAGCTGAGTTCATTGTCTTAGATTTTGTAGTTCAACCAACAGGCGCAGCCTTTGATGACTAAACTATAAATCAGAGAATAAAGAAAAACCCCCAAGAAATTGGGGGTTTTTTGTTATGATAATGGGAATAAAATTTGAGAGTTTAACCACCTAACTCACAAGGGTTGTTTCTAATCTCGTGAAACACTACATAACCCTTTCGGTTCCAAATTTGTAGTCACCGAAAACCCACGACTCAATAGGTTCTTACGATTACGATATTAACACCTATTTAGGATAAATAGCAAATGTGTCAGCGTATTCAGCCAATGTATTGTATTGACTTCTATGATAACCATATTGTGGCTTGCTACCACCACGATATCTAATTCTATAATTACCAGTCATCATCATTTCTCTAATAACTGGATTAAATCTAAATTCCATAGGAATACCTTTGTAAAGAGCTACCTCACCAGGAGTAGTATTGTTGTAATTTTCAACATTTAATCTTGGTTGATTTTGATTAGCTTCATACAATTCCATAGGATTGTGGTTATATTGATAGACATTCATAGTAAATGTCCTATTGTTAAATCCAAAATCTCTTGGAACAAAAGTATCTTGGTAATTTCTCGGTTGAATTGTTGTATTTTCAGTCATTTCGTTTTCCTTTATCATTATCATAACACTATAATATACAAATACTATTTGTAAATGTCAAGCTTTTTTTTTAAATTATTCTTCGTCTTCTTCGTGGTTATCTCTTTCATAAACTTCTTCTTCACAATCATCACAAAGGAAAAAGCCGTCTATTTCAATACCACACTCTTCACATATTATTTCATCAATCATACTATAATATACAATGAATAAATGACAATGTCAAGTAAAAACTTCTAAAAAACTTCTAAAAAGTTATCGTTATAAGATAACACTTTTTTTGATTTCTTTATATTTATTACTGAGTTAAATTATAGGAGAAATAAAGTGGCATTTTTAGACCCAAACGAAATATTTTTTACACCATTTGAACCTAAGATGAAAAATAGGTTTATTATGGAAATAGACGGAATTCCAGCATACCTTATCAAAACTATGGCAAGACCACAAGTATCATTTGAATCAGTTACTCTTGACCATATCAACACAAAAAGATATGTAAAAGGAAAAGCAACTTGGTCAACATTAGAAATTACTCTCTATGACCCAATCGTTCCTTCAGGAGCACAAGCAGTCAATGAGTGGGTAAGACTTCATCACGAAGCAGCAACCGGCGTAGACGGATACTCTTCTGAATACAAGAAAGATATTACTTTCAATGTATTGAGTCCTAATGGAGAAAGAGTAGAACAATGGGTTCTAAAAGGTGCATTTATTACAACAGCAAATTGGAACGGATTAGATTACGCTTCCAATGAAGTAGTCGATATCAATCTTACAATGCAATACGACTACGCTATATTAGAGTTTTAGGAGATAAGTTATGTGGGCAATATTTAAAGATGATAACGATTACAATGAAAAATCAATAATTGGATTTGCAGCATTCGCAGTAATGACAATATTCGCAGTTGTTGATTTAGGAACAGGAATCGTTGGAAAAGATTTGGTCATTAATGATATGGTATACAATTCATTTGTATTCATAACATTAGGGTCTTTCGGTATCGCAGGTGCTGAAAAGATTATGGGCAAAAAATAGTTATTAATTCAGTATTAATCAAGGAGTAAACAATGGCTGAAAATCAGTATGGATTTCCTACTGAAGTTCTATCTTTACCTTCAATGGGATTATTGTATCCCGAGGATAGTCCTTTGCGTAGTGGAACAATAGATGTCAAATATATGACAGCAAAAGAGGAAGATATCTTAACTTCCACAAATCTAATAGAACAAGGAGTAGTTATTACCAGATTACTTGAAAGTGTAATTGCCAATCCAAAAGTTAAATTAGACAATATGTTAATCGGTGATAAAAACGCAATAATGGTAGGAACTCGTATTTTAGGATATGGTGCAAACTATGAAATATCATTACTTGACCCAGACACAAATGAAAGGGTAGAATACACCGTAGATTTGTCTAAATTAAATAATAAAAAAATAGATGAAAAACTATTTGAGAATGGAAACAAATTTGAATTTGAATTACCAAATTCAAAAAGAATTGTTGGTTTTAAATTACTAACTCACGGAGATGAAAGTGAAATAGAAAAAACTCTTAAAGATTTTGAAAAAGCTGAGAAACTTACAGGAGTATCTTATTCATTAACCACGAGATTAAAACATCAAATCGTATCTATTGATGGTAATACGGACCAAAAAGATATTGACAATTTTGTCGATAATGAATTCTTAGCACTTGATACAAGAGCGTATAGAAAACACTTAGATACAATCACACCAGACATTGAGTTGAAGTTTGACTACACGAGTCAAACAGGGAATCTACACAGATTAGATGTCCCACTCGGGATTGACTTTTTTTGGCCAGCCGCCGAGTAACAGGGCGGCCATTCACGAAGAACTCTTTAACATTGCCTATTATGGTAATGGATTCAATCACAACGAACTCTACAATATGCCAGTTCCTTTAAGAAGATTCTATGCGGAAAAACTCATAGCGGCAAAAGAAAAAGAAGCTGAACAAATCAAAAGCGCAAGTGAAAAGAATGATTCACAAATTCCAAGACCTACATTCCAAAAATCTTAAAACTTGATATTTATTAGTAGGAAAAAACTATGAATAGAAAATACATTAAAGAAAACAAAAAGTTAGTAAAAGAGTTTATAGGAACTTTAGTAAAAGCTATACTCAGTAAACAAGCTGATTCTATCGTAAAGAAGATTGCTAATGACCCAGCAACAAAAGCTGATGTAAAGCAAATTAGAAAACTTACAAAAGATATAGAAAAGAAGCTTGACAAAATGCAAAAAACCAATCCAGATTTTGCTAAAAAATTCAGACAGAAATACGGTTATTAAAGTAAACACCTTACAGGAATAAAATGGCATCAACACAAGTTAAAGAACAGCAGTTCCTTAATGATTTAAGAAAAGAGGAAAAAGACCTTTTAGGTCAGTCACACGACCTAAGTCAACAAATGCTCAAAACATCTTTTGAGATAAACAAGCTGCACAAAGATGATGAAGAACTTCAAAGAAGAATCACACAATCCACAGGTGAAGAACGAGAATTTTATGTTAAGAAAAGAAAAGAAGTTCTTGCTACTATTAATGCGAAGAGAACAGAACAAGACCAATCTCGTGATATGGTGGAACTCGTTGAAATGGAATATAAAAAACGAGTATTATTAAACAATGTATTAGCTAAAAATGGTGAACAGGTCCAAGGTTTTCTCGATAAGACAAAAAATATCGGTGATAGTATTGAGGGGACGCTTAAGAAAATTCCATTTTTTGGTGATTTTCTTATTGATAAATTAGGACTAAAAGATTTTGGTGACCAACTACAAGGAACTATGTTAAAAGGTCTTCAACGAGGACTTGCACAAGGACAAGGTTTTACCAGTAGTATGCAAAGAGGTTTGAAAGGAGTATCT